CGCCTGCCGCAGTGCTGTGCCAGTAAATGCCACTTCCGCTGTCAGCAGTCGTGCTGACTGTTTCTATCAGAATGTTGCCACGCGTTGTTAATAGTTCGGTAGGTCCCGTGGTGCCAATGCCGACGTTGCCTGAGGCGTCAATAACAACACGATTTGAACCATCATCTCGGATAAATAACTTTCTTTCACCATTTGAAAGTTCTGATTTAAATCCCCAGTACCCAGCATCGTTTACCCGAGTATCTCGCAATCGTATCTCTGGTTCGCTTGCTGAGACTTCGAATTTTGCTCCAGGCGAATTGGTCCCTGTGCCTACGTTGCCTGTCGTCGCTTGAACGTAAAGGCTATTACTGGGTGCGCTACCGGCAAAATAAACAGCAGGGCTACCTACAGCTTGACCGCCAAGGTGCTTCAGCTCGCCGGTTGAGGTGATACGCAGGCGTTCAGATAATGTTGCGTTACTTCCTGCAGTACCATCGCCGACAGTAAACCACTTATGTATCCCTGCTTGCAAGGAATACATTGAAGCGCTTGCCGGTCCTGCTGCTTTGTACTTCCAGTTGGTACCGTCAAAGTAAAGGTTGTACGCAAGGTCGAACTCTCCAGCGGCTCCTGAATTAATGCTAAAAGCCGCGCCTGCTAGAAAATCAACAGTTTTACCCGATGCGTCCCAAGGGCTAGGCGCAACCCCAACCCCAACATTTCCACTCGCATCAATAAACAACCGCCCCGTGCCATTAGTGCTCAGAGCTACTTGGTTTGCGGCAGGTAGATAAAGGCCGTTGCTTGGTGCAGTGTTACCGCTAGGAATAAATGCTGCGGCGCTTGCAGTACCAGTAGTGACGACGTTTTGACTGCCAAAGTCGGGGCTGATTTTTGTGCCGGCGATTGCAGCACTGGCACTAACATCAGCATTGACGATCTCGAGATCGCCAATCATTGCACTGGTTATTTCGCTCCACGCAGTGTCGTAATCAGTGCCTGATTGCTTAAATAGCACTTGATTGGCTGTACCACCTTGAGGCACACCTTCACCTGCTGGACCCTGAGTACCAGGGACAGCAACGTTAATTTGTGTTTCGGGTGGCGCAGCTAATACGATCTGCGTATCTTGTTGATCAATGACAGCAATTTGCGTGTTTTGCTGATCAATAACCGCAATTTGCACGTCAGCCATGACTCAGTTCCGCGAGTAGGTGGTTTGCACCGTGGCAATACCGGTAAGCCAATAGTAACGGGCGCCGCTGCCTTGAGTTAGAGACACGTCGTAGCCATAGCGGCCTGTGGTTAAACCGGCCGTAGTTGCAGGCGTCAAAGTCAACGTAAACTCGCCATTGGCTGCATCAGTCAATGCGGGTGTAAACGTTGCAACCTGCACCAGATCAATCAAGCCCTTGATGTCTGCATCTACGGTGTAGCCATTTAGATCCAGGGGCTCTGCTACGTAAAACGTACCGGCGGCACTACCGCTGACACTGATGCTGCTGCCGCCACTGGTAGCGCTTACTTGAAACGCATCTGCAGTCAAACCAGTGGAAATGACGTAGTACACGGCATTAATTGTTAGACCAGCTGGCACCGACGTGCCACCGGTAAACACCACCTTGTCGCCAGCGCTGTAGCCGTGGAGGGTGCAATTAAACGTCGGCGTACCAGCGTTAATGCTGATACCCGTCAGCGTTTGCCGGTTTTGCGTCGCCCTAAACGTCCCGGTCCACGTTGCGTTTTGCAGGATCGTGATGTCGTATGTAGCGGGGTAGATCATGGTGCCGGTGCCGTAAGTACAGGTTACTCAGGCTGTTGTGGCCAAGTAACACTCCACGGGAATCCGGTTTGGGATGGCACGTTGCGCAGTTCGGAGCGGTACTTCGCCCAGTTGATGCGTACTTGCGCATCAAGCCCGGTGTCGGGCAGTTGTGTCCAGTCGCAAGCGGCTAGGCGTGCATTGCGCTCATGGCGTACCGCACTAGCTTGGTTGTCCGTAATTTGCTGCTGCTCTTCCTGCGACAGTGGCTGCACGTCCCAGCGCTGGGTCCACACGCCATCGACTTCTTCGACCGGTAGTTGCACCACGCGCTCGGTGCGGTAGTCGTAATCCGGTGCTGGCACTTCGCGGATGCTGATTACCCCGTAGGTGCTGAGGTCTGCTTTTTCAAGGTCAGCAGGAAAGCTGACATTGGGATACCGCTTTTGCAGCTGAGGGCGCCCGATCGGCGTTTGAGGATCAGAAAGAAAAGCAATCATTGCACGTCAGTTTTTGTTACTGTCAGTGTAACGGCGGCGTCAGTTAGCGAGGCAGACGATACTGTCAGCGTCGTCGTGGTGTTAGTCATTGACGGTGTAGTGGCTAGATATGACCGACTGGTCGTCGACCAAGCAACGCTGTCGTAGTAGTAGCTTCCGTAAGTACCAGTCAACAGCCCGCTTGCCGGCAGAAAAGCAACAAGGCCATTTGGTGCAGTTGTTGTGTTGGAGTACGTCAGTCCCGCTAAATACATTCCAGTAGACGATTTAGTTGATATTGCGTACCCTTCTTCACTGTTGGTTGTGCCCAAATATCTTTGCCAAGTGACTGCCAACGAGCTATCAAATTTAACCGCGTAAATATCTTTTCGCCTTTCAGTGCCGGAAAAATAAGTGCCGATAGCGTGGCTGCTAATTACATACAAATTGCCACTTGTATCTGTAGCTGCATCATAAATGTCCTGGATTGATTTATCTATTGCTTGGTATGTGCTCAGCGTACCAGAGTTGTTGTACTTGACCGCAAACAGATCACCGCCTAAGTATCCGAACACGTATACGTTTGAGGAGGAGTCACTTGTTATCGCATAGGCAGAGCACGTATCCCCCGTCAACGAAATCTCTCGCTGGAACTGAACAGTTCCAGAAGAGTTGTACTTGGCGGTTATGAACCGTCTGTACGAAGATACAAGGTGATACCCGCAAACCAGTGGATTGCCGTCAGCGTCCAGCGCTAAGCCGTCAAAGCGCGTTGACCAGCCGTCATTAAGGCGCCTTTGCCATTGAAGTGTGCCAGATGAGTTGAATTTGGCCAGGAATCCTGCTTCTGCACTGGGATACCCGTAAGTGAGGTAGCCGGCGACGTAGCTGTTGCCCGAAGAGTCGACAACAATTCTTTTAAGCAAACAGCCTTGAATTTTTTGCTGCCATCGAATCGTGCCAGACGCTGTATAGCTGGCTATGTAAGTTGCCTGGATAAACCCTTGTTCAGAAATAACGACGTAAATGTTGCCGGAGCTGTCTAATGCGACATCTTGGCCAATTTGATTTTCAGACGTATTGCCAAGCGTGCGCTGCCACGCAAGAGTGCCGTCTGCGTTTAGTTTTCCAACTAAAGCGTATGCGTTCGTGTTGGTGTAACGACCAGTGAAGTACGTGTCTCCACTGCTTGTGGCGGCAATGCCGTTAATGTATTCATTGTTGCTTGCTGTAGATAGTTTTGCGATCCAGTAATCGTCTTGAGTGCCAGTGGCCGCAGCGGCAGCCAGAATTGCTTTGTTAAGCATTATGCGTAGCTCCCAAGGAAAGCGCCGTACAACGTGGTTGCCACCTTAAACACTGCGATCATGTCGCGTGTTGCCAAGCTTGGGGCTACGTTGCCGTTTGCTGTAAGCCACGTAATTGTGGGCCATGTCACCGTGTAGCTGCCGTCGTTGGCAATCAAAAGCAGTATTGATTGTCCGGTTTCCAGCGAATCTGTAAACGTAATATTACCGCTTAGCGCTGTTGTTTGAATACTGCCGTTTGCTGGGTCTAGAGCAGTGGTGCCTGAAGTAGCAAGTGTGTATACGGTTTCTTTAATCTCCTTAAGGGTGGTTTCGCCCGTTACGGTTACCGCGCCAGATGTTGTAATTGCACCACTGATGTTGATTATGGTTGTGCCGCCGATGGTGCCGCTGGTGATGGCGCTGCCGCTGACCTTGCCAGCAGTAGAGATAGTGGCGAGTTTGCTGTCGGCAATCGTCGCTAAGTTCAGCACGCCAGCGTTGCTGAGTGTCGCGTCACCAGACATCGCAACGGATGCGGCAACATTGCTGCCATTACCGACCAGGATGTTGCCGCTTGATAGTGCCGCCAGCTTGCTAAATGCAATAGCGGCATCGCTTTTAATGTCAGCGTCGACGATTACGTCAGATGCAATCGCCGTGACGCCGGTATTGCTAATAGTGACATCACCCGTAACTGCTGTTGATGTAGCGACGTTACTTCCATTGCCAATAATAATGTTGCCGCTACTTAGCGTCGCAAGCTTGCTATAGGCAATACTGCCTGCAAGCATTGTGTTACTTACAGTGCCAGTGTCTCCGGTTGTTACAACCGTTCCGGTGACATCCGGGAAAGTAATTGTTCTGGCCGCTGTACCCGTAGCAGCGGAAATTGTTGTATTAAACGTTCCCGTGTCGTAAACCAGGCTGCTGGCGTCAAGAATTACGTTTCCTGTAAAAGTAGCGCCGTCAAGATCAGCTTTATCAGTAAGCAGCTCTTCTAAGGCATCTTGAACTTTAGTGCCAGTAAAGCTTCCTTGCGGATTTAGGTTGATATTGTCTGCGGTTTGCGCCGCCACTGTCGACGAAACATTGATTTCCGTCCACTGGGTACCATCCGAAAGAATAATGTCAGGCGGTGCAAGCGCTCCGCTAGGTGCATTACCGCTTGTAATTGTGCCGCCAGTGCTGACAACAAAGTAGTACCGAGTGTTTGTCGCTGCGGCGGCGGGAAGCGCAGTGTTTATGCTGAGTCCTAGTGCAGTGCCTGCGCTTGTCAAAGTTGCAATCAGACCCGTACCACTTCCGGCTGAGGCATCAAACGTACCAGCAAAAATGATTTCACCGGCAGTGATCGTGATTGGTTGCCATGCGTTACCGTCGTACAGGTACAGGTCACTGTTTAGTGAGTCATAAAAATACTGTCCGGTATGATCAGGAGTAGGAAAGACAACAACATTATCAGTGGAGCTGGCACCGCCAATTTGCGTAACAGCAAAGTTACTTAGTTTTGAGCCGCTGATTGAATTGCCTGCAAAACGGTCAGCGCTAATCGTGCCACTTGTAATTTGAGTAGCGCTGAACTCAACATCAGCAAGATCAGCGCTAGTAAGTTCGGCACCAGCAGTGACGTGACCTTGAGCGTCAACAGTAACTTTTTCGTATGTGCCTGGTGTAACGGTGTTGCTGTGATCAATCGTGCCTGAAACATTTACGGTAAGCCCAGACCCAGGAGCGACGACACCAAGAGTTGAAGCGGTGGCTACGGGTACGTCGCTACCTTGAATAGCACGACCACCTGTTACTAAACCTTGCGCGTTGTACGTGACAACGTGATTAGTAGCGCTGGCGGTGACAGTATTGTCGATTGCCAGGGTGCTACCCGAAAGAGTCAGTCCGTTGCCGTTGACGACTACACCACCTTTTGCCGTCGTGGTGGGAGCCGGTAAGTCGTCACCTTCGATAACTCGAAACGTTGTTGCACCAGCGCTCGAGGTTGGTCCTGCAAGGAATTGACTTGCTGCAGTGGTGTCGTCAAGTGTGGTGTTGATTGTGACCGTATCACCGACCTGCGATGTAGTGACGTTGACTACACCGGCATCACCACCAACGATTGTGTTGACGCTGCCCGCTGCTTTAATCGACTGCCATAACGATCCGTTCCAGCAGTAAATCTTCAGGTCGTCAGTATCAAGTGCAATTTGACCGACAAAATCGCCCGCAGCAGGTAGTGCTGCTACAAGGTGAACGCTGGAGTTATCGGCAAGTTTTGCGGCGTTAATTGCTTCGTTGGCAATCTGCGAAGTGTCAACGGTCTCGCCTTCTAGCGCGCTTCCGGGGATTGAGCCGCCAACAAACAAAATTTTGGCACTAGGGATAGTGTCGTCTGCAATTAGCGCTGACGCCGCTTCAAGAAAATTAGTAACAGTAATTTTGCGGGTTTCGCTGGCACTCGTGTCGGCTACAGCCAGAAAGTCGCCTGCGCCCAGGTTTGAGCCTGTAAGCTGCAACAGCTCACTAATTCGGAGGTCAGCCACTTACGCGCTCGCCAGTCGATGCTGTCATTTTAGACATCACTGTCCTCCAACAACAGATAGCCATCTCCGGTTTTTTGCTCCAGTCGGATCGGGTCGCCTGCTTCCTGCAGCAGTCGGCGACGCGGGGTCGTCCTAGCCCGAAGCTTGATTGGACCGGTGGCTACAAAATCGATTGTGCTAACAACGATGTCGCCTGGCGTAAAGCCCGTGGCGCTGCCGGTGACCAATGCATCAAACTCCCACCACAGTGCATCGTTGGTTTGCGTGCCAGCAAACGCTCCGGCTGACGCGGTGGCTCCAACGGTTTTAATGTAAAACTTGGCGTGGAAACCAGCGCCGATTTCAGTGCGCAGCACCAACTGCATTAAGTAGTTAATCGGCTCTTGCTCTATCTCGTTGACGTAATCCCATTGAGCCGTAAGCCGGCCGCTGCCGGTAATCAGGCTGCTGTACTGCTGGCGATACTCGTCAGAAAGCGCTGTGATGTCGACTGTTTCGCGTGCGGTGTTCAGTTCGTAATCAGTAATGGAAGCAAGTAAGCGGCCGGTGGTTTCTTCAACTTCAACAAGAATTGGAATGTCGCGGCTGATCTCTTCCAGCTCGACTAAGCCTGCAGCACTACCTTCCAAGCTGTCATCAAAATTGTTGTACAGACGAATGGAGCCCAGCTCATCAACGTGGATATACCACTTGCCAACAGAATGTCGTGCGTTATCGCCCCAACCGCTAGCGGAAATAAAATCAAGGCTGCTGTCGTCTGTCGCTGTAATCTTAATTAAATCACCCGTGATCAGCATTCCCTCAGCAAAATCAAAACTGAAGCGATTGCGCTGATAATTGACATCGCCTGGATTAACAACCGAGTTCTTGCTGCCCTCGAAGGATCGACGGGTCAGTTCGATGTTGCCGATATTGCCAAGGTAGATGCCCATCAGATCGTCACGCTCAGTAGTGAGCCAGTTGCCTGGAAACTTATTTGAGCAGAACTAATCTCACCAACACTGGCGCCATACGAGACACTGGTGATATACCCAGGGAAAGAGACATCGCTGTTTGCGTCACCATCCACAAGCCGTAGCTTGAAAGTCGCGGTAGCGCTGCTGGATACCCCTTGTACGCGCAGCACCCTGCGTAGTGCAGTAGCTGCATCGTTTCGGCCGTTATCGTCTTTGTAGTACAGCAGTGTGGCGCTGCCGCTAAATTCCTGCACACCAGGGACGTAGGTGCGTTGCGATTCGCCAAGGCTGGTACTTTCCAGCATTTCAAGCGAACCAGTTAACGTCCAGTTAGTGACTTTGAGCTGCTCCTTGCCGTCGATCAGCAAGCGCCCATCTTTACCGGTGTAGATCTTGGCCATCAGAACACCGCCACCAAGCTTACTGTAACGCTACTAATGCCAGGGCGTACAGAGCGCACTCGCGGTTCTGACTCATAGCG